CTCTCATTTTAATTAGTTTGTTGCGTAGCTCTCTGCACTCGCTTTCAAGCTCTGCGTTCTTTTTCTCTAGCTCAATCACGCTGTCCACCAAAGAATCTGCGTATTGTTGTAGCTCGTAGTTTTCTTTATCGTATTCATTCATTGTTCATTCCTTTCTTATAGTTCTGAAGATACGTTACAATAGTCCTCACCGGTATCTTCGAAGTGTTGTTTAACTTGCATCGCAAACTCATAGTCTGCAAAGTTCTCTAAGTCTTGACTCAGCTCTGATTTATCGTAACGTGGATTCTTCTTTATCAAATACTCTCGCAAATCAGCATCGTTATAAAAATCATTTTCTTTAAAGAACTGCGTCATCCATTCGAGCTTATCGCCTAAATCATTTTCAAGCTGTTTAACCTTGTTTTTGAACGTATCGTCGTTACATATTGTATAGTCTATGTGAGTTTCGTAGCCACCAAACTTTTCCGGTGTGTCTGATGATTGTACTGCGAACCACCACTTACCATCAATATCTCCGTTATAAAATCTACCCATTGTTTATTTCCTTTCGTTTAAAAAGTCTTGAGCCTCTTCAACAACTTCTTCTAATACGCTAGTTGTAAAATAATCTCTTAATAAGTGTAAGACTAAGTATTTGTACAACACTCTTTCGTGTTCGTTTTGGTGTTGCGTCAATTCTTTCGTTATTTTATTTAAGTTGATTTCCATTGTTAGTTCCTTTTGTTTTTATTGTTTATTGGTTTTAGGATAAAGATTCTGTTGTTTTTTAACAAGTTTACGTAAAGTTAATTCAAAGTCTTGTAATATACTTTCTGCTATAATAAATTCTTCTTCAGTCATCCTATCATTCAATCCTACGTTGCCCATTACACCCTCACAGCCCTCTGAAATAATTTCTCCAATATGTTCTACGTCTTTCATTGTTAAATCTGTTAAGTTCATAGTATTAATTCCTTTTGTTTTTTTATTATATGTTTACTTGTTTAATAAGTTCCCAATCAATAGAGCCTACCCCCTCAAACCAATCTTTTAACCACAATGCCCAATCTTCGTTACTTATATCTTGACTAGCCCCATCAAACCAATCTTTAAACCAATATTCAATCGTACCATCTTCATAAAATAATATTTCATCACTTGGCCCACCCCAAGAGAGTTGATATCTATAATAGCCTTCTTCTTGGTCGTCAAATGTATTTGGCTCTACTAAGCTAAAATCAAGTCCATAGTCGTAAAAACTTCCTAAGTCTTCGCTTACGTCTTCTAAATTGTTAGCCACCATAAAGGTTTTAAAGTCCTTTGCTCTGCTGTTTAAATGTTTAGTAATTCTTTTTTTACAATTTTCTTGTTTCATTATTTTATTCCTTTATTTGTATAGTTTTACGATTGAGTTTTTAAAAAGTTCCAAGTTTTTTTAATTATTTATTAAAGTATCATAATTGAGTACATAAATACAGATATTACCAACAACACTATCAAAAATATCGTATTCTTCAATATCCTCATTTTGAGCTATAAAACCAAGTACAGCACCTAGTTTATGATAGTCTTTACACGCTGTATTTAGCTCCCATTCCTCACTTTTATAATCGTTGCTATGGAATGAACAAAATCCATCATAAGAAGTGTAGTTGTCTTTTAAATATTGACTCCATTCCTTTTGATGTTTATTGATATATTCCTTTATAGCTTCCATATTTGGTGCAATTTCACACTCAATAGAATCGTTAGAATAATTATAATATTTAGGGCTATTAAGTTTTAAATACTTGATGGAATGAACGTAGTCTTTAAGTTGAAATTCAACTTCGTTCGTTATGAGTTCGCTCAATTCATTGTAAAAAGTTTCATAATCAAACTCAATGTCATCAAATTCAATAGGCTTTAGATTTTTTTCTGCTCTCAATTCATTGATATTTTCCACTTCGTATTCTTCTCTAGGTGCATCCTCCCATATCGTTCCATAGTTGCCACTATAAATTGGTAAGTGTGTTTTAATTGTATTCATTTTATTATTCCTTTAGTTTATTGAGCTACAAATTGTGATTCATTTATAGCTTGTTTTTTTAAGTCTTGTTTAAAGTTTTTTAACGCCTCTTTAAAGCTGTAATCATAATATCTTATTTTATAAGTTATATCTACACAGCTTTCAATAGTTCCAAATATAGTGAAGCTACCATCACAATGTTTTTCTACCCCTGCGTGAACATAATAGTTTAATATTTTCATTGTATTTTTTCCTTTATTTTTGTTTTGTTTACTACCCTTAATACATACGATAAATAAAAAAGTTCCATAAAAAATAAATTAATTTTGTTTAGGGGGGTGAGTGTGCTTATATATAGAATAAATATATTTAATAGGGTTGTGTATCACTTGCATCTATTTTGCAATAATATATTAATATCTACCTACGTGAATCGTGTTAATAAAATACTATTTACGTGAATAATACCTTAAAATTTTAAGTATTTACGTGAATCTTCTTAAAAAAATTAGGTAGCTACGTGAATGTTCTGTATAAAACTACTTACGTGAATGGTCTATAAAAAATAGTTTATAGAAAGGGGGCAGTTTAGAGAGTTGCCCAGCTCTTTACACCCTATAACCTATAAAATACAGGCCGCTTTAAATCTTTGAGCATCAAAGCGGGGATTTATACGCTTAAAGGTTATACAAAGCTCATCAACAAGCATTTCAAACCCTGCCAAGTTGGTTTTATCTGAATGCTCTCTGATTATCTTTGCAATCTCTATGAAGTGTTTTCTACTCATGGTATTTCCTTTTTTTAATTGTCAAATAACTTACTACCTTATACTGCCTAAGACCCGAGAAAGTTCCCGGGTTTCGTCCAATTAGGACTCGTCAGTTAGACTTTTTGTTTACTTTTCGATGAGCTGTTTTGCTGTTTAGTCCGGGTTTTTTCTTTCTGTTTTTTAGCCCAGATGGCGTTTGAATAACGACCATTTGCATCGCTTGTTTTCCTTTGTAGTAATTACTTATTATTATTTCTTTATTCATTGTTTTTCCTTTCCTTTTGGGGGGCCTTTCGACCCCCCTGTTATTATTATTGGTTATCGGTTTCAGTTGACTTTTTAGCGGGTGCTTTCTTCGGTTCGTCAGTTTCTTCGTAAGCGCTGATAGCTTGGGAAACTATCTTATCGATGTGCAAAGCAACAAGGTCTCGCAAGGCTGAGCCAATTTCCTCAAAAGCCTCTCTCTTGACCTTATCTACGTCAAAACCTTCAAGCGTTTCGATATCCATTATTATCTGTTTAAGCTGGTCGGATGCGTCATTAAGGGTAGTCTTAGCATCGGAGACTTGGTCTCGACAGCTCGAGAGGTAGCCTTCAGCGTCGTCAATATTATACTCAGCGTCTACCATTTCATCGTAAGCTTTGTTGCCGGTGTCGATTGCTTCTTCTATTTTTTTGGTTAGTTGTTCTAGGTTCATAATATTTTTTTCCTTTCTTTAATTAATATTATGTTTACTCTTAATACTACTAGGTTTCAGAAAGGTTCCATCTTTTTTAAAATAAATTTCAACCTAGAATTGACTTTGCTTTTTTCAATCTAACTTTTACAACTAGAAATCCTAACGAGGGGGTGCCGTGTGTAAAAAAAAGAAACACACGCATAAAAATATTATTTTTTAAAAATTTTAGAGATTTTAGGTAGCGCCGGGCGCCAGCTCTTTGGGAGAGCGCGCCGGCTATCGATAAGAGTTAGCAGCGGTGCGATAAAGGAGGACTGTGTAACCGAGGTAGGATTTGGTGCACCGCCGCTAAAATATTAATACTGCGCTAATATTATAATATTATAATATTAATATTAATATATTACTATATTACTATATTACTATATTAATAATATTATTCATTCGCTTCAACCGACAATGAAATTTATTAGTTTTAACCTATATCTGTCAACACCTTTTTTCTTGTATACCAAAATAACTGTTTTTATATTTGCAGTATGGAATCTAACGCACCAAAAGGGATTTTTGATATAGCACCAGCGATTGATGAACTTAAATCATTGACCAGCAAATTTAAGGAAACCGGGGACTTTCACTATATGACAGAGATACTGTTAATTATCGAAGAGATAGAGCTGCCTCTGCTTATCGATACGTTTGACCCCGAGTTCACCGCAGAGGCTTAAAATGTACATAAAGACCATTAAGGGTGTTGATTACCATTTGTACAAAGATGAGGACGAGTTTCGCAAGCATCATTTAAAAGAAAGTATCAATGAGGACTGGAGAACAGCAGAGGAAGGCGAATGGGTCAGAAGCGACGATGGACAGGTCTTGACCATTCTTAAAAAAGCATTGATGTACAACGATAAAAAAGGTAAACGTACCTACTACGTCAGGACATTACTGGGTACATCTTTTGCCACAGAAGACCATCAGTTGACCGGAGACCCACCAAAAGACATCTATACCTTTAAAAAATACAACGAAAGCCGTTTTATCACAACCAGAGAGAGATTGTTCGCTAAAATGGTAGCGTTAGGCAGAGAACCCGTAGAAGCGTATTTAAATGTTTACAAGACAAACAATAGGGACTATGCTCACAAACGTACAAAAGTATTATTAAAACAAAAGAAGATAAGGACACTTGTGAATAAAGAAGTAGAAGAACTAATGAACGACCTTGGTATTACCAAGACGTATCTATTAGAACAAGCGAAAGAAGTAGTAGATAAGACCGATGCACGAGATGCAGATAAGTTGCGCGCACTAGAGACATTAATGAAGATTTCGGGTCTATTATCAACAGAAAAGAAAACAGACTCCGTTGCACTGATACAGGAGTTCACCGGTTTCTCACGCGATAAGTTAAAAGCGTTTGAAGCAGGGGCACTACCGGCATCGTCAGAATGATATGGCCGTATCCTACTTGGGCCCGTTGGGGCAATAGAGTCTACCACATACAAATAATAGGGAGTGCATAATGCCGTACCATAGTAAAAAGAAAAAATCAGGAGCCAAAAAGAAAAAGAAAATGATGATGGGTGGAATGGTTAAGAAGAAAAAGATGATGAAGGGCGGAATGGTTAAAAAGAAAAAGAAGTAACCATGGCGCGTAAATTTAAAAAAGTAGCAAAAACCAAAAGGGGCGTTCCTAAAAAATACGTTAGGGGCGCTAAGAATCCATCTAAAGTAGAGTCAGAGATAATTGAAACGAGGAAACTGTATGCTGCTGGTAAACTTACACCAGCTATGATGGACAGGATATCAAAAGAGAGGAGTCAAAGTGCCAGCAAGAAAAAGAAGCGCACCAAAAAGAAAAAGCGCAGGTAGTTCAAAAGCTGCTGTAATTAATAAATACTCTAAAAGTTCAGGGATAGCAAAGTCTACGCTGTCCAAGGTGTACTCTAGAGGGTTGGGGGCGTACTATTCCAGTGGTTCGCGGCCCGGCACAAGCGCTCACGCTTGGGCTGCGGGACGTGTTCGTAGCTTTGCTACGGGCAAAGGCGGGGCACGTAAGGCAGATGCAGACCTTATACGTGGTGGTAAAAAGAAGACTACCCGTAAAAAGACCACGAGGAAAAGATGAGAAAGAAAGACCCACGATTAGCTAGAGCTGGTGTAAGTGGATTCAATAAACCCAAACGAACACCAAACCACCCAAAGAAAAGTCATATTGTGGTTGCCAAGGAAGGCGACAAGATAAAGACCATTCGTTTTGGGCAGCAGGGGGCAAAGACAGCGGGTAAACCTAAAGCAGGGGAATCCCGAGCAACCAAAATGAAACGTAAATCTTTTAAAGCTAGGCATCGCAAGAACATTGCCAAAGGAAAGATGTCCGCAGCTTTTTGGGCAAATAAGGTAAAATGGTGATGGCTAGGAATAGAAACAAAAGAGTTCAGCTTAAAATATCAAAACTGCTTAGTAAAGGCAAGCCTATGAAACAGGCTGTTGCAATAGCATTAAAGATGGAAGAGGAAAAAAGACTAGGCCCTAGAGGTGGATATAAAAAGAAAAAGTAATGCCTAACAAATCTGCAAAAGAAAGAAAACGTAAACGAAGAAAGTTAGCGCTTGAAAACAAACAAAGAAAAAGAGCAGCCTACAAAGCAAGAAAAGCAGCCCGAGACGTTTAATATTATACCGGGCCCGTCTGAAATGGCGGAAAAAGATGAGGTACTCGCAAAGGCATACAATGACCTACTGTTTTTTGGTAGGGCTTTTTTGCCAAACGACTTTTTAAACAAGAGTGCATCCCCACCCTGTCACTACGAAATATCTAATAGACTCATATCCACCAAACCCGGAGAGCGTCTCTGTATCATACTCCCTAGAGGTTTTGGTAAATCCATACTGTCAAAGACAGCAATCTTACACAAATTGTGTTTTTCTGGTACCGATAAGCAAAACTTTATTGCTTGGGTTTCAGAAGAACAGGGACAATCCATTGACCACCTTAAATTTTTAAGGTATCACCTCGAAATGAATAAAATGATTAAGTATTATTTTGGCAATATGGATGGTGGTACGGTGGGCAAGCGTTGGACAGAGAAAGACCTCGTAACCCCAAAAGGCGATAGAATTATTGCTAAAGGTACGAGTCAAAGGCTCAGGGGACGTGCTGAGGTGGATGTTCGTTATACCGGTATTATTTTAGATGACTTTGAATCAGAGTTAAATACCAAGACACCCGAAAGGCGCAATGAGATTAAACGCTGGGTGGTATCTACTATATATCCAGCACTAGAAGAGTCACCGGGTAGGGAAGGTTGGATATGGCTTGCAGGAACTATTGTACACTTTGATAGTTTTTTACAAATGACCTACGACGGCTATAAGCAGGCTAAGAAAGATGCTAGGTTCTATCCTTGGGATGTATACTTTCATAGTGCCATAGAAGATGGTCAGTCGATTTGGCCGCAACAATTTCCCTTAACCAAGCTTAATGCAAAGAAGCAGGAGTTTATAGAAGCGGGTCTTGTCAATAAATTTGCTCAGGAGTACATGAATGATGCTAGGGATATTACTAATGCTTCGTTCAAGATAGATAGAATACAGCATTTCTCAGGGGAGCGTAAGTATATCAACGGTTTTAATTACCTTGTAGAGCATGACGAGATGATACCGATAAATATTTACATTGGAGTTGACCTCGCAGCCACAGCTTCAGATACCTCTGACTATCAGGT